AGATTTTGAATGTGTAGTAGTCGCGGCCTCGACGACGCAGCTTGTCGGCTTTGACATCTTCGGCGTGCTTTATCAACCCCTTCGCTTTCCTGCGCATTCGTTTTGCCAGTCGCTCATATGCCCGGGCCTGAGCCAGCAGCACTCCGATTTCCGGGTTGTTCTTGTCCTGGGGGTGACGCCGGGCCGAACCTTGAGTCAAGGTGTAGGTGGGTACCCAGTTACCGGCAAAGTCCTGGTAGTAGACGGGTACTTCCATCAGTAATCCGGTTACGTCGTTGTCCAGGTAGAGATGGGAAAAAGGTCGGTCGGGGAATGGAGTAGAACGATTCATCACAATTCCCCTTTTAGCTTAAGTCGTCGTAGGAGTTCGTTTAATGCTTCCGGGCCGTCATTATTGGTATGTCTGTAGCCTTCAAATTCGGTTTTTTGGCTTTGCTTGTGCCAGAAAGAAACCAAACCGAGTTCTTCCCATTCATGAAGGGTTCTAGCCTCGCCTTCCTCGTCTAGCGCCCCCATCGTGACGTAAAACCCGGTGGCCCCTGCGGTTTTGACTTCACACATCAAAATGTGCTTTTGCAGTTTGATTTCGCCCGGTTCTACGTTGAGCACTTTTTCCATCAAGGTTTGCAGGTTTTCTATCTCTTCCTGCATTGAAATTTGGTTCTTGTCTTTCCTCATTGTGTGCCTCTTTCCTTGGGTCGACCCAAAGTATTGAGATTGAAAGTGTGCAAAAGAAGGTGAAATCACAAAACTCCTCTGGTTGGGATTACATCCCTATTATAGCAGATCCTTAGGACTTATTCAAGTCGGAGAGGGGTAAAAGAGACCTAGCAAGATTGCCGAATCTTGTTACGATTCTCTTATGGGCCTTGCCAACAGCGAATGCTTGGAATGCCAGGAACCTCTCGCTGGAAAGCAGCGGAAGTACTGTTCTGATGGCTGCAAGCGAATTCAGACCAACAAAAGACGACGGGAAAACAAGCAACAGCGGCGCAGGGAAGAACCTTCGGCAATTCGCCGGGGAGCCATCTACGAACAGATACAAGACCTAGTTCATCGTCGCGTAATAACCCTAGATTCCTGGCTCGATGATGGAACCGTGACCAACCAGGATATCGCCGAAATTCTCGGGGTTTCCAAGTCGATCGTTTCCAGGTCGAAGGCTGCTTTCTATTCCGATCGGGAACTGATCGAGGCCCGGAAAAGCTTCGAGGTAGGGGCCTCGCCAAGAGACATGCTCGGCCCTCCCCACGAGCTGATGGCTCAACTTGCTAAGGAGGACGAAGAAGAATTCGAGCGAATGCTCGATATTGCGGTAGATGCATTCGTTGCTTGGCGCACCAAGTACTTTCACCTTACCAACTCCCAACCTTATTACACCAAAGGATTCCACAAGCGGTGGATTCGCAACACCCTCAAGGTCATCTACACCGGGGGCCGGGGACTCATCCTGTCGCCTCCGAGGCATGGCAAATCGGAGCTACTGGTTCATTTCTGCGTGTGGCTCATCGTGCGTTTCCCCGACATCCGCATCCTGTGGGTCGGCCCCAACCAGGAAATCGCCGAGAACATGTTGGGCCTGGTACGCAGCCACCTCGAAGACAACGTGGAACTCATCAACGACTACTTGGCTCCGGGCGAAACCTGGAGACCAAGGAGCCGGGGATCGTTATGGGCACGCAACAAGTTCACCGTGGCCCAACAGGACTACCGGATCAAGCAGCCCACCCTGTGGTGTGTCGGGGTGGGCGGACGCATTCTCTCGATGGACTGTGACTTTATCATCGTCGACGACCCCGACGATCCCGATAAGGCCATCACCCAGGGTGGACGAATCAAGACCGAAAACTGGTTCAAAGTGAAACTGGCTACCCGGAAGATGCAGCACACCGGCCTGATGATGATTTCGTCCCGGGTTCACATGCTCGACCTCTACTCCAACTACGTGGACATGACCGACGTATGGGAAGTGATCGTGGACAAGGCGCACGATATCTCCAGATGCGGCAAACAGATCGAAGACTTCCACGACACCCACGAAACCGACTGTATCCTGTTTCCAGAAATCAATCCTTGGGAGTATCTGGTGGAGCAGCTTGCCATCATCGGCAAAGCGCTGTTCGAGATGATCTACCTCAATCAGCCCCGACCAGATTCGATATTGATTTTCAATCCCGACATGATTCGAGAACGCTGTTGCGATCCTTCCCGGGTGATCGGGGTCGATTCCATTTCTGAACCGGTCCGTTTGATTGCCGGACTCGACCCTGCCGCCCGGGCCACTCAAGCCGCTTTCCTGTGGGGGTTCGGATTCCACTCCGGCACCGTCTACATGGTGGACCTGGAAACTCAGAAGGCCGGAGGGGTCGGCGGAGCCTTGCGGGTGATGCGGGAATGGTGGCAACGGTATGACAACCGCCTCTGGGTGGTTGAAGACAATGGCTACCAGAAAACCTTCTTCGACGACCCGCGGGTTCGGGGCATTTCCGCCGAACTTGGCCTCACCATTCGACCCACCCACACCGGCAAGGTCAAGCACGATAAAGACTTCGGGGTGGCTGCGATGGAGGGCGAATACCGGGACGGCAAGATCAACCTGCCCTACGGAGACCGGGAATCGGTCATCAAGGCCGACATGCTCATCAAGGAACTGACCTTGTTCACCGGAGAAGGGCAGCGCAACCGGCCCAATCAGTCCGATATCCTCATGGCGCACTGGTTCCCGTGGAGCCAGGTCATCAAACGATGGCGGCAAGACATTCTCGGTACCGTGCAGTTCAAGAGCACCGTCCACCAGTCTTACAGCAACATCACCAAAGGCTTCGACGGCAGACAAACCGTTCCGTGGGGCCACACGACATATCTCAGACAGGGGTAATTCATGCTGGCGACAACCGAAGCCATTACCGACGAGTATGTAGCGGAACGTATCGCCTACCTGCGCGGTGGGCAGCCTGAGTTCCAGCAAGACCGATGGCGTATCCGCTCCATTATGAACGGTGGTCCCGATGGACTCCGGGCCGTCATGGCCTGGGACGTAGGGAAGGGGGCCATGCTTCCCGATCTCGACCTGGGCACCGACTTCCCCACCGTCAACCTGTTGCACTCCGGGATGGAGCGACTCGCCCAACAGGTCGGGCGTATCCCCACTTTGAAGATGCCGCTTGGAGCCAAAGACTCCGCTCAGGCCCGGGCCGCGGCCGAAAAGCGGGAGCGCATCGTGGAGGGCTGGGACCACATGTCCCGGATGAAGATGCACTATCCCCAGATCGGGCGCTGGCTTCCCGGCTACGGCTTTCATGTGTGGACCATCAGCGAAAAGTACGATCCGCTGGCGAAGGCCAGTTACCCGATAGCGCAGTTGCGTGACCCCTACGACTGCTACCCCGGATGGTTCGGCCCCGAACAGCAGCCCAACGAAATGGCGATCGTGCGCCGGGTACCGTTGGTGGCTCTGGAGCGGGCCTACCCCGATTTCAACTGGACCCAGATCAAGATGAAGCTCCAGGAGAATCATCGCAACGAGGCCAAAGCCGGGCGGAGAAGGATGGCTGCCTGGGAAGGCGACCAGACCGGCATAGAGATTGCTGAATACTGGTGCGAGTTCGGCACCTTCCTTTCGATCCCGGAAATCCAGCTCACCCTGGACTATGCCCCCAACCCGCTCGACACCGGCCCGGCCTATGTAGTGGGGAAACGGTTCAGCTTCGACAAGATGGTGTCGCAATGGCATCACGTTATCGGCCTGATGGCGATGATGGCGAAGCTCAACATCTTGGGCCTGATCGCCGCCGAAGACGAAGTGTTCGCCCCCACCGTCATCACCGGGGAACTCCGGGGCAGCGAATGGGAGGTTGGACGCAACGCTTTCAACGAGCTGGAACCCGGCTCCAGCGCCACTCGACTGTCCGGGGGAACCAGCAACCTCCAGGTTCTGTTCCAGCAGATCGACCGTATCGAACGTCACCTACGGGTCGGCTCCCAGTACGACGTAGGGCAGGATGCCGAAGTTCGCAGGCAGGGTTTCATCACCGGAGCCGGACAACGAGAACTGCAAGGAGCCATGAACGCCAACGTCGGCGAATATCAGGCCGTCATTGCCGCCGCCACCGAACTGATGGACTCAAAACGGATGGAATGGGACGAACGGATGCACACCTCGAAACAGAAGAAGGTGTACGTCATGTCGGGCGGTTCCGAGGTAGCCGAAACCTACGTCCCTTCCCGGGACATCAAAGGCAACTATCGCTCCCGGCGCATCTACGGAATGATGGCGTCGTGGGACGAGAACACCAAGATCGTTTCCGGTCTCCAGCTCATCCAGGGCGAAATCCTGTCACCGCTCGACGTACAGGAGAACCTCGACGGACTCGACGACGTTGCCAAGGTCAACGAGCGTATCGCCCGCCCCCGTGCCGATACCGACATGTATGAGGCGTTGCGCACGATGGCGTCCAACCAAGACCCGAAGGCGTTGGCGGCCCTGGTCGAAATCTCGGAAAACCCATCCGACAAAGCAGAGATTTTGCGCAAGTACTTCACCCCACAAGAACCACAGATGTCGCCCGAAGAGCAGCAGATGATGACGATGCAAGGAATGGGTGGGGAAGGGGTGCTCCCCGAAACTCCGCCCGACGTTTCCACCGTGTTGTCACAACTGGCTCCTCAGGGTGTGAAATCTGGTGTGCAAACCGTTGGTCGCATGTAAGGAGGAATTGTGACCGAGAAACAGAAAATCCGACCGAAGACCCAACCGGCACCGGCTCCCCGCAAAGAGGAGAAGGAAGAGAAGAAGGTTTACGACGTAGCCGCCGATCCCGACGAAACCTGGGGTCCGTATGCCGACTACACCTTCGTCCAGACCCCCCACGGCGAGTTTGCCGTTCCTGCTTCCACCATCATGCACATCGAGATGCGCAAAGAATGGTCGAAGAAAGAGGGACGCAACGTGATCCGTCCCCGGGCGGTCTACGAAGAGGTACGAATCAACGACCTGCGGCTCAAGCCGCTGATGGCCATGACTCTCGAAGAAAGACAAGAGCTGGCCGACATGCGTGCCGAGCGTGGTCAGCCCGAACTAGTGGAGTAACACATGGCTAGAGGACAACGGGGCGGCAATCGGGAGCCTCGCAAACCTGCCCCGGTTTCCAACCCAGGGTCGGGGAAGCGAACCGACGGTGGCCCCGCCCAGCCGATTAGGGTTCCCACCGGGGGCGATTACGGAGAGGCAACTGCGCTTCGTGAACAGCAACAGGCTGCTCCGCTGGCAGCCGGGTCGTCTACCCCGTCCGCTATCGGTGGTGGTGCGGGAATGCCGGATGCCTTCCGGGCAACCGAGCGTCCCCACCAAGCGCTCGGCCCCCGCATTCCCAACCGGGATGCGGCAGCGGTACCAGACCCCAACATGCTGATGCGAATTCTGTACGCCCGCTATCCCCATCCCAGCCTGCGAAGGATGCTCGAAGCCGCGCAAAAACGACAAAGGTAATCAAACATGGACCCTCTCGAAGAGGTACGGCAGTACGAGCGTGCTGCTGCTTATGCCTATCAAGTAAGGCAGGCAGAACGAGAAGCCAGCATCGAGATGGCTATCAACGCCGCCGCTTATATTGATGTGGGCAATTTCAACGGAGCCGGTGATGCCCCCATAGTGGCTGCGCTGTCTTCGACGAGGGGCTATCTCCAGTCCGACACTGTTAGAACTGCCGCCATTTTGAAAACGCTGGCTGCGGTCGAATCCGGCCAAACCTGGGAAGAGAAAGAAGAAGAACCCTGGTGGCGCAAGGGTGACAACTTGCTCAAGGGTGGAGTGCGCATGGTGGGCATGGTGGGCGAGGCTGCAGTCGACACCCTGTTCGACCGCCTTCCCCGGGCCGGGTCTCTGGTGGCTTCCGGGCAGATGGATGTGGGAGATGCCGTCGGTGGTTTCTTCGGGTTTAACCAGGAAGCCGCCGCCCAGATCGGCAACCCGATTCTATTCGGGGCGCTCGGAGAGGCTTCCCACGATTGGCTGGGCAACCTGACCTGGGCGTCGAGTCAGAACCGGGTCAATCTGGGTGAGGGCTATATCCCCAACTCTGACCTGTCGCAGTCGGCGGCGGATTTGATGGCCAACGCTTTTGTGGAGTACGACACCTGGGAACCCACCCAGGAACAACTCGACCAGTATTCAGAATTGGGGTGGGACCGCAACGACTTGCGGCTCATCAAGCAAACCCAGGGAATGCGCCAGTCTGCCGATTGGGCGGGGATGGCTCCCGGTCAGGCTTCGTTGGGTCGCCCTATCACCCAGCAGTCTCATGCCGCTCGGGAAGCGGTGCTGCTTCCAATCAAAAACGACCGCTTCGGTTTCGGTGGGGTCACCCAGGTTTCGCTGGGGCGCATCTTCGCCGCGCAGGTGGTGGAGCCGGGAACCGGGGCTTTCGATGTGACTTCCGGCATTGCCGACTTTATCAAGCAGGTTCGGGGAGACCCGGGAGTGATGTGGGAGCGGGCCGCGGCTGCCAGCCGGGCAACTCGACGGGGTCTCACCGTTACCCGGGAAGGGGCGGAAGCTCTCGCCCAACGGGAAGCATATATCTGGGAGATGATTGATTCTTTAGGTTTGGCGAAGCGGGCGCAAGCCGGAGACCGGGGAGCCATCATCGCCATGCAGATGCTGCTGGAAGCGGATGAAACCGACGACCTCTTCCGCATGATGGACACGCTCGATGTGGTCAAGCACGCCAAGCGGGGAGACGAATCGGCCCACGCTGTACTGCGTCTGGTGTACGGCGACGAATACGCCGCCAAGCTGCTCACCGACGATGATCCCTACATTGCCCTGCTTACCGACGCTTCCCGGTATTCGGTCAACGAATCTCAAGCAATGAATCTCATTCAGGGACGGCATGCCGACGCCATCGTTGATTCTTTCATCGGGGCCGACACCTACAAAGAGGTCGATACCTTGTTGGCCCCGATCCGGGGCACCTTCGATGGCATGAACGATATGCGCCGCCACTTGAAGAACGCCAGCTCTCGGGCCGAAGTAGTTGATGCGTTGCTGCCCCACTTGAGCGTGGTCAAGTTTCAAACCGGCCTCCGTCCGGTGCAAACCGGTAGCATGATGCGCAAGTTCGACACCGCTGCCGTCGGTGGTGGACTTCTCATCGGAGCCGGACGGGGAGCCTACGAAGGTTGGCAAGGGGGGGAAGGCTTCGGCGGGCGAGCTTGGGAAACCCTGCAGGGAGGCTTCGGCGGTGGGGTGCAGGGATTCCTGGGCGGTGCCGCAGTGGCGGCTGCCCCCAACCTGATACGACGCGGAGGGGCTTCGACCAGAGCCGGGTCGCTTACCGACCTGTTGATGGAAGCTCCCCGCACCATGTTCGACTCGATGGCTTCCACCATGTGGAGCCGACCCGACAGCTTGATCGGGGCCGGGGTCCGGGGCAACTGGCGCTATGCCAATGCCCAAACTCGCATCGGGCGGCTCATGTCGCAGAATTCTCCGACAACCATCGATCTGGAAAACCTCGACAAGTCCTGGCACGACATCGAACGCTGGGTGCAGAACCTGGGACTCGACAAGGCGATGATCGAAGACCAGCTAGATCAACTCACCCGGATCGGTAACTACCAGCCGGGAGCCGCCTTTGGGGTTATGGAGGACATTTCCAGGATCGCCCGCCAGAACCTGATCGATAACGGGGTCAAGCCGGAGATGGCCGACGTAGTCACCAAGCTGATTCGAGAAGCCAAAGAAGACGGCCTGTTCAACCTGAACGCTACCGGTGACACGATCAGCTACCCGGGAACTTCCCTTCGTGCCCTGGCAGGCAAGCCGGTGTCAATCGCCAGTCCCCAGCTTCAATCCGAACTGTTCGGCGGACAGCTTCGCCTGCCCGATCCCTCCAAGTTGCGACGGATCGTTAGCGAACAAAGCCGGGTAGCCCGGGCCACTTCTGCCTTGACTACCGACAAGATCAAAATTCGGGAAACGGTACGCGGCATCAGTCAGCGAACCAAGAACATGGTGCGCCAGGAATCCGGGATAGGAATGCTCGACGAAGAGAAAATCTTCCAGATCGCCACCAACCCAGATTTCAACCGGCGCTGGTTGCTGCGCATGGCCGACGCCGGAGTGCGGCGCATTTGGCGTCCGATGGTGCTGCTGCGGATTGCTTTTCCGGTGCGGATCATCGGCCTCGACGAACAGGCCCGGATGGGTGCCTACGGACTTGATTCGATGTGGCGACACCCGGTCAGTTACTTCGCCTACACCCTCGGCAAGAGGGGTAGCGGCGGCAAAGGAATGCTGGCCACCCGGCGCTTTTCGTCGCTGTCGCAAATGGACGACGCCTTAGAGGCAGGTACCTACGGTGCCATCGACTTTGCCGAAGACTGGGTCGAGGGCACCCGGAGCTACAACATTCTGGGCCGCAATACCGATCCTCTATTTGGTCCCCTGGCCTGGCGAAAGACACAGCGCGGCACCGGGGAATACATCGGCGGACTCCATACCGAACTCAACCAGTTGTGGTCCACCGAAGTTGTTGCCCACATGCATCGCAACATGAATACCACCAAGACCGTCATGCTGGACGAGACGGTTGCTTATCTGAAAAGCGATGATGGCATCAGGGTTCTTCGCAACATGACCCCGGACCTGACCGACGCCCAGCGGATGGCAATACCTGATGATGTGCTCCGCAAGCATCTCGACGGGGTCTATGCCCGCTCTCATCTCAAAGCGGGTGGCGATTGGGTTTACACCGACCCCGACACCGGTCGGGTTTTCACTTCGGCCGACGAAGACATCACCGACATTGCCCGGGGCCGGTATGAATCGGGATACACCATCACCCGGGATGGACACGATGAAATCTTGGAGTCATATCGAACCGGCAACTTTGCCGGAGTTCATGTTTACACCCCAAACACTTCCGGTCAGATTCAACTCATCAAGAAACGGCTCAAGGAGATAGATCAAGCCGGAGCCGACCTTCCTGAATGGGTCAAGTACGCAGCCCCGGAACGGATTCAAGACCCCGATCTGACAACGCTCTACGACCGGACCATCGAACGGCTATTCGACTTCTTTGCCGGAACGCCGACCGCCAAGTTGTCCCGATCTCCAGCCTTCAAGCAGATTTACTACCAGCGCATGTTCGACATGATGCCGTACATGGACGACGCTACTTTGAAGCGATTCCAGAAAATGGCCCAAGCCGACAAGATGGGCCGGGACTTCAAGAAGGCAGCCAAAGCATTGAGAAAAGGTGACGGCCCGGTCGGCGGCATGATTACCGACTTCCTCGTTGCCGACGAAGCTGCCAAGTCCTATTCGCTGACGATGGTGCAAGACCTGTTGTTCGATCTGCACAAGCGGGCCAACGTGTCCGACGCTATGTGGCTGGTGGCTCCATTCGTAGATGCTTTCATCGAGGTCTTTTCGGCCTGGGGCAAAGTGGTCGGCATGGTCCCCTACACCGTAACCCGGCGCGCTACACAGTTGGTCAACGGGGCGCGAGAGGGCGACCCACAAATAGAGACTGCACTCGGTGAAGCCCTGGCCTATTTCGGCATGGACCCGGATTCGCTCGAAAAGTGGGGACTCAACCCGGAATACGAACAGCAGGTCGATCCGATCCAGGGCGTACCCGGAGCCGGACGGGGCTTCTTCCACCAGAACGAATTCGGTCAGGAAGTGTTCACCTATCCGTTTGCCGCAGCCGCAGTGGAGCTAATCGACAAGATCACTCCGGGCGAGATTCCCGCCATGAACCTGGAAGCCAGCGTGGGTGCGCTCAACATGGCCTTCGGTGGCATGGATATCTCCAAGGGTCCGCAATTCCTCGATATTCCGATGGCTACTTTCCTGCCCGGTTTCGGCCCGGCAATCCAGTGGGTGTCTAAGACCATCCCCGAGCAATACAAGGAAATCAAAGAACTGCTCAACCCCTTCGGCGAAATCAACGCAGTCACTACTTTCTTGCCATCACCGTGGATGCGCCGCCTGTTCACCGGCATGGGGTGGACCGGCGGCGACGAACGCATTTTCAACGACACCGTGGGTGACGTAATGCAAATGCTGATGATGAACGGCCGAGCCGGGTGGGGCGAGGAATACGACTTCGATCTGAGCAATTCCACCGAATGGCAGAATTTACTCAAAGAAGCTGAAAGCCAGGCCCGCAACGTCTTTTTCATTCGGTCGATTGCTTCCTTCACTTTGCCGTCGACCCCGAGCGCCCCCAAGTTCCTGGCCGACCTGCCAGAAGAAGTGCCCGCGGCCTACAAACGACGGCTGGCCACTATCGACCAGATGCGCAATCTCTACAACATGCTGCTCAGGGAAGGCACCTGGCGGAACCCTGACACCAACCAGATTGAAGAGATCAACTGGGATCACTCCAAAGCCATCTACGAATTCAACCGTATCCTGCAACAGCCGGAGGACTGGCTGATGCCGTATGTGTTCAGCGTGGGTGCCACCGACACTCAATTCAAACGGTCGTTGTCGGAGAAGGGATTTGATTGGGAGCGGGAGCGCAAACGCATTTTCGATGCCGCCCCGAGAACGGCCTATTACCTGACGCCACCGGAGTTGCTGGAAGGTGAGTTCTACTACCCGGCATATGAACAGCAACTAGCCGATGGTGTCCGAGTATCGGTAGAGCCAGAAGATCGCCTGGTAGACATGCAAGCCGGAATCGGTCGCCTCATCTGGCTTGCCAGTCAGAAGGAGATTGATGAAAACAAGGCGATGGTGCGCGCCATGCGAGATAACGATGAAGTCAACGACATGGTGTATCGAGCGTTGATGGCCGAAATCAATCGCTATGCGGTCACCAAGAAGCGAGAGATTTCCGACCAATACGGATCGTTTGATCTCTATTCGAGCGGAGCCGATTACTCCCAGCAAATCGGACGACAAATCGAAGAACTGTATCAATGGCCTGAAATCGAAGGCTTGAAAGAGGTCGACCCGGAAACCTTCGATGCTGTGCAGGAGTATCTGGGATATCGAGACGAGGCGCTGGCGACACTCATCAGCATCAATCCCGAACACGGTGGACAGTTCGGAGCAGGGAACACCTTGATGTCTCGCGGCCAAATTTCGACCAATCCGGAGACGATGAGCTTTCAGCAGGGAGTGACTTCGGCAATTATTCGCAACTGGTTGCGACAGCAGGCAGAGCTTCTCTATCACGCCGGAAACTTCGGCATGATCTGGGACGAGATTCTGTCCAGGGAAATGCCCGCAGCCAACGAAGAGATTTACGACTTATTTGGAGGCCAAAATGGCTGATGCACCCCCCGAGACCAGTCAAACCCCTTTCGGAGCTATCGATTGGAACCCGGACCCGCAAGAACTGGAAGCCGTCAAGAACGTCTCGGGGCAGAACCGGCCCGGCATTTTGCCGCAATGGTACGTCGATGCCTACGGCATGCCCGACGTTGTCGTCGAAGCGGATGCAGGACAAGGAATAACTCCCGGCCCACAAGGCGATCTCAGTCAACAGATACTCACCACGATGTCGATGTTGAAAGACATGGGGTTCGGGGGAGACGAGGAAGAACAAGGACCGGCTCCGCTGCTTCCTTTCACCGGCTTTGACCCAACCGCCGACGAACCGATCTGGTTCCCCGGCTTCGATCAAGGTCGAGCCACCGACTCCGAACCGGGCGACCCGCTGCTGGAAGCCGGTGGGGTTTTCAAGCCGGGCGAGGCAACTCGTCTCGGCGTTGAAATGGTCAATGAGAATTATTTCGTCGAGGGCGACCAGGCGCGAATTTGGGACGCATATTCGCTTGAATACCGGAACCTGCTGGAGCAGCAAATGCTCGATGCCGGACTGCTGGCCGAAGGCGGCTTTCTGCCCGGAGCCAGAGGAATCGAACAGCACAATGCGTTCAGTGTCGTGCTGTCGATGGCGAACTATTACGGGATCGGTATTGGTGCGGCAATGGGTCAATTGCAAAAGCTCGGCCTAGCGCGGGCGGCAGCCCAACGGGGACGGGGCAGTGGAGGCGGCGGCGGTAGATCAACCGCTTTCACCATGCCGGATTACGAGTCGATCGCCCAGCAGTCGAAGGATATGTTCCGCTCCATCTTCGGGCATCGCGATCCAAAGGATTGGGAACTGTCGCTGGTGGCCGACTACATGCAGGACCAGTACCGGCAATCGGGCGAAGCTCAAGTGCAGGCCCGGTTGGCCGGAAACGGAGCTATCGAAATTCCCGACCCCAACTTGAAAACCAAGGCATACATCGAAGAAACTTGGGAGAATGAACTGAGTCGTTTGCGAGACATCGACTCGACGGCGGCTACGCACAACATGCTGATCTCCGCGGCTACGGGCGGGGCACGAATGATGGGAAGCTGATATGCCTTACTCCGAGACTTTGAACACTTTCGCCAAAGGGGTCCGGGTAGCGGAGCATGGGAACGACAACCCGGAGAACTATTCTTTCTACGGCGACTGGTTGCCCAACCGGAAGACTCGCCTGTTGGGTGCATACAAGATTCCCGCTCGGGATTGGACTCAGATGGCTACCGCGGCAGGACTGAACGGAGCCGACTGGCGCAGCTCATTCGCTCAAGATGCCGTAGCCAAGACATTCTTTCAGCGTCTTTATGACCGCTATCAGGCATGGGAGATGGTGGCTACCGCCTGGAAAGTTGGGGAAGACGTTGCCGACAGCCTGGTTACGGCCGGAGTCACCGTGGCCGACCTGGCAACTAACGAAGGTGGCAAGACTCTCAACCAGTACGTAACCACCGCTACCACCGGGTTCGATATCAACCGGGAAGGCCAATTGACTCCAAAACGAATCGGGCAAAGTGCTCCGATGGCTCGGGACGATCAGGTCAACTTGGGGCAAGGCTTTGTCCCCAAGCAGCTTCCCGATAAGGACTACCGGATGATGGGGAAGCGTGACCCGGCCGTAGCTGTGCGCACTTTCTTGCGGCGACTCCAGGCCAATGTCAGGGCCAACGCCCCCAGTAAGTATCAGGACATTGATGAAGCGGCTGGTCGCCCTACCCCGAAAAGTCAGGCCGAACCAAGGCGTGCGGTAGGAGAGGGTGAAGGCTTAGGCACTCGTGTCGAGCCGAACCCCAATAAGGAGAAACTCCGATGAGCTTGAGTCAAGGAGACCGAGGCGACGGTGTTCGCTCGCTTCAACAGGCGTTGAGAGATGCCGGATTCAACCCCGGGCCGATCGATGGAATCTACGGCCCGTTGACTGCAAACGCAGTGCGGCAGTACCAAGCGGCCAACGACTTAGCTGCCAACGGCCGGGCGGATGACGACCTATTGGTGAAGTTAGGACTACAAAAAGCAGAGGAAGATGCCAAAAGCGATGAGGGAGAACTCGGTCTTTCAATCCCGGGCGAGCCGGAACTCTGGCTGGTCGGCGGGGAAACCTGGCTGGTTTACACCATCCCGGGCACCGAAGACGATCCCATTCAAGTTGCCTGGCGCTCACCTTCCGACGAAGACACACAGTCGTTCTTTGGTCCGGGTCAAAAAATCGTTTACGACCGGGAAATCAGCGCCGCGGACTTTGACTCCTTAGGGGTAATCGACTTTGGGTCCACCGATGAGCTTGCCAACATGGAAGAAGACCCGTGGACCACCTGGACCCAGACCCTAGAAACGGAATCGCATACCCAGCCGTGGATTCTCGATGCGGACTACCAAGCCTTGATGGCGATGGCGATACTGGAGGGACGGTCGCTGACCGCCGCCGAGATCGCCTCTACTCGTTGGTGGAGTGAAAACAACGTCGCCCAGCGACAGTGGATGACTCTCTTTCACGGCGATCCGATGACTGCCGAGCAGATGCGGGAAGACTATCGAATTCGTACCGCTCAAGCTCTCGTCGATGCCGGAATGGGTACGTCGACCCCGCAGGCCGTTATTGAATACATGGCCGACCAGTTCGTAATGGGCAACTGGTCGCAAAACTATTTCGAACAGCAAATTAAAGCCATCTCTGATCCGCAGTCCGGCTTTGCCATTGAAGCCGGACTGTCGGAAGTGATCGGTAATACCCAGCTAACCACCACCATCGATCAAGTCGACGAGGTAGAGAGGCTGGTTCGCAACTGGCTCGGCCCTCAGTTCGGCAACTGGTCGGACGACCAAGTCAACGATTGGGCGGGAAAGCTGCGTAACGACCCCGACGGTCGGGATCGACTGGTCGCGCATTTGCAGAAGCAGCGAATCGCCTTATTCCCCCAATACGAAGATGCCTCTCTTACCTACGAAGATATTGCTTCTCCCTGGCGGCAGTTCGTGCGATCGGCCTGGGGCGAAATGCCCGACGAAACTGATGATGCTTTCGTGCGAGTGCTGCAACTCAACGATTCTGTAGAGGCTGGACGCTTTCTGCGCAAAGAAGGTCGGAAGCGTGGCAACAAGAAAGTGTTAGAAGACACACTGGGGGCCATGCTGAGTTCCGGCAAAAGCACGCTTAGGAGGGCTATCTAATGGCCGAGGTCAGTGTTGACTATATGGGATTGATTGCTCCCTGGCTTCCGCAGCCGATCGTCGATCTCTGGATTGAGTATTACGACGAAATCGGCACCCAACAGGGCGCTTGGGAGGCGGTGCGGCAAGATGATCTCTATGAGCAGTACTTCCCAGGCAATGTACGGGACGATGGTTCTATACGGTTGGACGAAGAAGAGTATGTAGCCACCGTCGAAGATTACGAAGCGACCTTGATTGGGGCCGGAGTAGAGCCGTCATTCTTTCGAGAGAAGTTTCCCGACCTGATTGCCGGGGATGTTCACCCCGACGAATTTGAGTTTCGGGTCAATGCTCTGTACGAGAACATCATCATGGCGGCACCAGAAGTCAAAGCCTGGTACGCCCAAAACTACGGTCTCGACCTCACCAACGAAGCCATCTTGGCGGCGGCTCTTGACCCTCAAGGTGTCGGCAATGCTTTGTTAACCAAACAGATCACAATCGGCCAAGTAGGTGGAGCCGGGGCAATGCGTGCTCTCGAAGTTTCGGGAGAGCTGGCTAGCAAGCTATACGATTGGGGGATCGACACCACGCAAGAGGCCGGGGAACTGTTCGGAATGGCTCAGGGAATGCTTCCGATCCTTAACACTTTGGCGAAGAGGCACAACGATCCCGATGACGACTTCAATCTTGAAGATTTTGTTCATGCCGAGATTATGAATGATCCCGAACAAAGACGGCGCATGTCTCGACTGGTTGCCCAGGAACGATCTTCTTTCCGAATTGGTCGGGGTGCCCGCTTAGATCAAAGAACGGGTGGTCTTACGGGGTTGAGTACGTTATAGTGAAAAGTCCTAAGGGGTTTACAGGCACCCTTAGCGAATGCGGCTGGCTTGCTCGCCACGAAAGCCCTGACTGAGCAGGTAGCAGGACTCCCGGAAACCGGGCAAGGTCCGACCTGCTATTTGTTTCCTTGCCCAACGCTGGAATGGTTCCCGTGGATCATTCTCGAAGGCGAAACACGGCGAAGGAGGAAACGATGGCATCTACCACAACCGGTAACGAGACAGACGTTTCTTTGGGTCGACCCAACGAAACAGAAACCTCGACCGAGCAGCAATCCGAAGGCAGCCGTCTTCGGCAGGAACGAAACGACATGAAGACTCAACGGGACGAGTTCCGTAAAGAACTTCTATCGGTTCGGCTGGAGCAGCTAGGTTTGAAACCGGATGAAGGTTTGGGTGTTGCGATCATGGAGGGCTACAACGGTGCCCCCGACAAGGAAGCGCTGATCACGCATCTTGCCGACAAGTACCGGTACGAAGTCCCTGCCGAAATCGAAGTTGAGAAAGTCACTCAACCCGCCGATCGCATCAGTCAAGTAGTTGAGAACAGCGCCCCGGTTGAGCCACCCGTAGAGGTGGATCAGGTGGTGGAAGCGGAAGCCAAAATGCACGACCCGGAAGCGGGCCGAGTAGAAGCCCAAGATGCTCTGGCTACCAAGATGCAGCGTTACCGCCAACTCAGGAATCAGATTTCTCCCTAGGAAGGATTGACCAATGGCCGCATTCGGCTCGGGCGATCAGGTATCTGCATCCGTACCAACTGGTGGTGCGGCTGGTTGGGGTACCTGGAATCTGCCCAACTTTGTCGGTGAGCTTTTCAAGCTATCACCGCTCGAAACGCCACTCCTGTCCCTCATCGGTGGACTGACGGGTGGCCTGACAACCAACTCATCTCTCTTTACCTGGCAGGACACGCTGCACCGCTCTCCGGCTTTGCAGACCATCCCAGAAGGTGACGACACCACGTTCTCTGCACAGAAGAGAAACGAGCGCCGGAACGTCGTACAGATTTTCCAGTACGGCACCGAAGTCTCCTACTCGAAGCAGAGCGACTGGGATGCTCTCGGCTTGCCTTCGGGCAACGCCCAGGCCACGGCCGAAGGTATGACCGGGGCCACTTCCATTCTGGGAGGTCAGCCGGTACGGAACGAGCAAGACTGGCAGATGCAGATTCTCATTGAGCAGGCTGCACTCGATGTCGAGCTGACCTTCCTCACCGAAACCTATGCCTATCCGGCAGACGGTACGGCCCGGCAGACCCAGGGCATCAACGGTGCGGTGGCTACCGCAACCTCCACCGACTGGACCGGCTCCAGCAAGCCTGCCGGTCGGGATGTCATCAACGACCTGGCTAAGAAGCTCTACGACGAGGGTGCCCCCATGCGGAATTGCATCCTCATGGTGGACTCCCAGGGCAAGGTGGACATCGGTGAGGACTACGGCCAGAACACCAACTGGAGTCTGGAGCCGCGGTCCCGCAACGTCTTCGGCGTCAACGTCACCGATCTAGAAACCGAGTTCGGCATGTTCCCGCTGGTGCTCAACCGGCACCTTCCGGCCAACACCGCACTCATTCTGGAGCTGGACGTAATGGCACCACGATTCAAGACCCACCCCGAGAAGGGGAACTTCTTCGTGGAGCCGATCGCCAAGAGCGGTGCCTACGACCGTGAGCAGCTTTACGGTGAAATCGGGCTGGAGTACGGACCTACCGGTTGGCATGGCCGTGCATACAACCTGAACACCGCCTAACGATGTGGATGGGGGGCTTCGGCCCCCCTTCCCGAAGGAGGCGTTGTGCTAGAAGCCATCAAAGCGTTATGGAAGCGGGAGCCGGTCCGGGTTCTCTACATTGCCGTCGTCGTGGCCTTCCTGGTTTACGAGCAATGGAAGGCCGGAGTCAGCTTCCAGGAGATCATCGAAGCGGTGTTCGTTGTGGTTGCGGCCGAACTGGCAAGATCGCAGGTAACTCCGATGCGCGATCCGAGACTTTCGGAGCAGGGGTGAATGGACCCCTCCATCTGGGCTGTTTCGGGCGTGTTCGTAACGTTCCTTGCGGTACTGGTTACCTTCCATCAGCTAGCCACCGGACGAGCGAAACGGATGGATGAGGTAATGGACAAGAAGATTGCCGACGGAGCCAAAAAATGTGTCGAAGAGGCACTGGTTCCGATTCGACAGTCCCTTGCCAAGATCGAAAGCCAGCTCCACAACGGACTGACTCACGCCTCGGAGCAACACACAGAAGCCATCGCCGATCTCAAAGTGGATGTCGGCAAGATCGACACCACTTTGAATCATATGGCAAGCGATATGAGCAATCTCTCTCGACAGATCGAGGCTGCCCTTATCGGGAAAGGACGGTGATGCAGTACGCAAGCGACCAAGCCTCGACCGCTCAGACCGACACCAGCTTGGTGACGGCGAGAGGGGCTGGATTCAAAGTTGTAGTTGACACCCTCTTCTTTTCGTCGGCAGTAGCAAACACTGTCACCGTTGAGTCGGCAACGACTCGACTGTGGGAAGCGTATGTTCCAGCCAATGAATCCATTGCGATTCATGTGCCCGACGGTATCTTTGAGGGCGGTGCCAACGAAGCTCTGACTTACACCACAACGGGTGCGGGTAACACGTTTATCAGCATCCGGTACAAGGTGGACATGTCATAGAAAGGAAACGTATGAGCCTTGCTCATCCAACACAATGGCGATATCGCCATTACAACAAAGACGGGCTACTTCTTTGGGCCTCGGGGCTGGGTGAGCTGGCCCATGAAGGTATCCATCGAGCAACCGACGAGGAGATCGACGCCCTCAACGAGCAGAAGTGGCGGGAAAACACCGTCACCAACGAAGGCGAGAAGTGGATTC